ATCAGAGAATAATATAAGTACCTGTTTAGCTTTATCGGTTGAATATCCATAATATTCTTTTATAACATCTAATGATTCCGAAGTGGAAGGTTTTTCCCATTTGGAAAATCTTTTCCTCTTTCTTATACTATATATAAGAAAATCAAATTGAAGTCTTCCTGGAAGATTATTATATCTATTCATTATATTAGCATAAGCGACAGTATCAGGAAAATTAGATAAAGCACGATTAACCACAAAAGCACACGCTTCATAATCTTTAGGGTCAACCAGAATATTTTTTTTAGTATAATTAATAGCTTTAACATAATCAAAGGGATTCATTTATTTAAACTCCACACTAGACATTATTTCAGTCATGCATGCCACAGTATTAATTTCATGGTCTATAACGAATGCATCCTTATATTGATATTCTGCTATAATGAGAACAAGTGTAGGGATGGATTCGGGTTTAATATGAATAGCCATACTATCATATATACTTCTATACATACTATTCGTTCCTGAATCCATATTTTCTACAATCCATGAACGCATGGATTTCCAATTCTTATTTTTCAAATAATCAATCAAACTTTTTATATTGGTATCTGTCAGTGTAGTTAATATTCCTGCATCAATCTTCCCACCCATAGAATATCGTTGAAGTTCCACAATAAGTCTACGCCAATCAGGATAATACTTTGTAATCAATTCCCTAACAACATTTACATCATATTCTACATTCTCTTTATCTAAAATTTCAACAATTCTATTATAGAATCTTGCAGATAATACAGCTTTCTCTTTAGATGGTATTGAAAAATTATATTCAGAACATCTTGACCTAATAGCAGGAATCAATTTATTTTCATAGTTACATGTAAGGATGAATCTACAAGTATCATGAACACTTTCAAATAATCCACGTAATACCCCTTGTGCTTCAGGTGATAATTGATCAGCCTCATCTAGAAGAACAACCTTTTTAGAAGAATATAGGGATAATGTAGTTGCAAACTTTGTAATACGGTCTCTAAGATAGCCAACACTATTATCATGTGAAGCATTGATCATGATATAATCAGTTTTACATTCATTACAAAGTGCTTTAGCTATTGTAGTTTTACCCACTCCCGCAGATCCAGTAAACAACATGTTACTTATATCACCACTTTTCACTATTTCCGAGAACGTCTTTTTCAGAGATTCTGGAAGAATCGTATCCTGTATAGTTTGTGGTCTATACTTTTCAACCCATAAATAATCACTCATAATATATTTTCCTCACTACTATTTAATTATTGACTCATATAGTTCTTCAAGTTCCTCTTGTTCTTGTTGGACTTGTTGAAAATTCTGTTTATGATATAACGATGCCAATTTGTTAACTTGCTTTTTATCTAACGACAAATCATCCGATAATGCAGAGATTGCTTCTTTTTGATATTCCCTCTCTGCCTCAATGCGTGTCATTGAATCAGAGATTTGTGATAGTACCCCTACAATTTTCTTGCGATCTTCTGGATTATTGATAGCCATATTTAAAACATTATTATTACCTGAATTAAACTTAAGATAAGGATTTTTCTTTCCTTTCATTTTGGAAAAATCATAATGGTCTTTCATGTTATTCTCCGTATGATGATTTTTTATCAAGTGCAACAAAGTAATCCACAGAAGTATTAATAGCTTGGAATTTACTAATAAGTTTATCAGATAAGGTAACTATAAAATCATCCTGAATAAACTGTAAATTATCTCTATCAAAGATAAAGGAGAATTTAACATCTGTATTTTTTATAATATCTGCATCGGGAATAGTAATATTAAATTTATGTCCTGATCCACCAATTGCAGAAGTTATGTGGAATCGACATTTACCACCCTCATTAGTAACACTAAAATACTGTGTTCCCATTTTAGAACAAACAGATTTGATACGAGATATAGTTGCACCAAGCAACTTAAATTCAAAATTACCAGGAGGCATAGTTACACTTTTCTTAGGAACTACAAGATGTTTTTGTGATGAGGAAACATACTCCATATCGCATTCATCTGTCATCATGTTAACATAAGCCACCTCAACATCTTCAACTAGCCGTGAATCAAATACCATATCTGCATCACCAAACTCTGAATAAAATGATATAAACTCATTCAGATCATAAATTCCAAAATCTAATGGAAATGATTGGTCAGGTTTAAGTGTATATTCTGCCAGGACTGTTTTGGAAACATTCATTGTTTTTAATGTTTTGCTTTCCTTTTCAAGGAGTAGATTCCCTGAAATGGTTGCAAAGTTTTTAATTACATTTACGGTTTCATTATTTAATTTCATATTATTCCTTTTTTCCCTTTCTATTATAACATTATAACATTTTTTACGGATATTGTAAAATATAGTGTGTGTATATGGGAACACACACTATATATACACTATATTTTTCTAACCACTAACAGCTTCTGCCAATGCATCTTGAAGACCATCTTTTGACTCCAATACTGACACATCAATTTTAGAATATAAATCTAGGAATGATTCTTTAGTATCGGAATCAAATCGCGCAACTGATAATTCAATAGCTTTCTTTTTATCTTTGAAGATAGAATATGATTGAACAATATGGCATAATCTTCTGGTTGAGATTTGTTCATCAACACCACCATCTTCATATGTTTTACGAATGCTCTCGGACCATACGATCAACATTTCTGCAAAATTATCATCCAGAACATCAAATTTATTCATATGATTCAGAACAATTTTCTTTTCTGTAGCATTAGTTGGATATGACTGTTCAACAGTAATAGTGAATCTTTCTAGGAATGATTCATCAATAACATTAGCTGCAATAAATCTACCATCACTAGAACCCTGACCTTTTGTATTAGCCGTAGCAATAACATTGAAACCCTTTGCAGGTTTAACAATCTCACCAGTTTTCTTTAGAAGAACTGGCTTGCCTTCAAGAACACCTTGAAGAGCCATGATTTTATTTGTACCACGATCAATTTCATCTAGAAGCAATATTGCACCAGATTCCATTGCTTTAATAACAGGACCCTTAGAGAAAATAGTCTCACCCTTTACCAAACGAAAACCACCAAGAAGATCATCTTCATCAGTTTCTGGTGTGATTTGAACACGAACCATTTCTTTCTTGACTTTGGCACATGATTGCTCTACCATCATAGTCTTGCCATTACCAGACAAGCCTGTGATATATGTAGGATAAAATTGCCCACTCTTGATAATCTTTTCAATATCTCTGGTATTACCCCAAGAAACATAGGTATCATCTTTTTCAGGAATATAAACTTCATCCATCATTTTTGGATTAGGAACCTCTTTTTTAGCATAATCATTGATATTTGTCACCAAGGGAGACATATTGTAAACACCTCTACGGACTTTGTCAAAATTATCCATCACTGAATAATATAACTTTTTATCTTTAACCTTTAATTCAGAGCCAACTTTCTTGATCACCGAATATTTGACAGTTGATAAATCTATATCTAGGTCAATCAGTGCCGTAACCACTTGGGGAAATTCTTCTTTAAACATTGCAACATCCATAATATATTTTTCCTCACTTTTACTCAATTTATAACTAATTATAACATACAAACAGAACCATTGTCAAGATTTATTTTCACTTCAATGGCGCTTAGATGCATATTTATTTTTTCTAACAACTGTACGAGCAACATCACATTCATCATTTCTTGAGATTCTAATCTCAATATTTTTAAGAGCTTTATAATTTCTTTCATAAATATCAGGATAAGCATCTTTTAAATCATTTAAAGATTCTTTATCATGATAATAGAGTTTAGTCCTATTAAACTTTAAATATGTAACCTTTGCAAATATCATGGTAGCAGCATATGCTTCTTCTGATATTGCTCTATTATCCATTCGTTTTTCTGTATGAACTGTTCTATTAAAACTCATAATCTTACTCCTCAAATTAAACTCAATAACCCCAACCACAGTACTATTGTCTCATACTGTGGCTAGGAAGTCAAGGCTTATTTTAAATAATTTGTTCGTAAGGTTTATTCCATTGACCAATACTCATTTCAATATAGAATGCAGTATAAAAATAATCTGTCTGAATATCAGATTCATCAAACCAGGCTTCTCCATTCTCTGCCTTTGCAGGTGCAGTCTTGATAATTTCAAGGATTTTATTCAGGGCCTTTGCAGGTTTCTTTGACCAAT